GCACTTTTCAGGTGGGGGGGGGGCAGAAATGTTCCCCCTATAAATACTAATGCGACCCCGATAGAATGGAAATGAAAAAGTATTTTTATGTCTATTACTCTTATGAAGAGTTTGGTAGAGGTTATATAGGAAGTAGATCTTGTGATTGTCTTCCCGAAAACGATATAAAATATTTTGGTTCTTATAGAGATAAAACTTTTAAACCAAACCAAAAAATTATTTTAGAAACCTTTGATAATTTAGAAGAAACACTTGAAGCAGAATGTGCCCTTCACAATTTTTATGAGGTAGATAAAAATCATCATTTTTCTAATAAAGCAAAACAAACTTCAAATAAGTTTTATCATAGATCATTTGGGGAAAATAATCCTTCAAAAAGAGATGATGTTAGGGAAAAAATAAAGTTGGGAAAACTTGGAGAAAACAATCCAGCAAAAAGACCAGAAGTTAGGAAAAAATTATCCGATGCTGCTAAAAATAGAAAAGCATCTGAAGAAACTAGAAAAAAGATGAGCAAATCGCATATGGGTAGAGTATCCCCAAAGGGAATGCTTGGTAAAAAACTTACAGAAGATCAAAAATTAAAAATAAGAGAAAGAAAAGTAGAAAGGGACAATAAAAGTTGGGTAATGAAAGATCCTTCGGGAAAAATACATACTGCAAATAATCTTAAGTATTTTTGTCAGCAAAATAATCTTTCAGACTCTGCTATGCATAATGTCATCACAGGTAAAAGAAATCACCATAAAGGATGGACTAGGGCTTGACATCTCTTTATAGATCTTCTATAATAAAGTTGTTGCAAAACAAAATCAAATTTATCCAAAAAATACAAAATGAGCTTTTCGGACTTAAAAAAACAATCCAAACTTGGTTCTCTAACTGCCAAACTTGTTAAAGAAGTTGAGAAGATGAATTCTTCTTCTAGTTCTTCTGATGATCGGTTATGGCGTTTAGAATGTGACAAAGCACAAAATGGTTATGCCGTAATTCGTTTTCTTCCTGCACCTGATGGTGAAGATCTACCGTTTGTAAAACTTTATAGTCACGCATTTCAAGGTCCCGGAGGTTGGTATATTGAAAATAGTAGAACCACTATTGGAGAAAAAGATCCACTTTCGGAGCATAATGGTCAATTATGGAACTCTGGTATTGATTCGAATAAAGAAGTTGCTCGCAAACAGAAACGCAAACTGACTTATGTGAGCAATATCTATGTGGTAAAGGATCCTGCCAATCCCGAAAATGAGGGTAAGGTAATGTTGTATAAGTATGGTAAGAAAATCTTTGATAAGATTACTGCCGCGATGCAACCAGAGTTTGAGGACGAGTCTCCGATTGATCCATTTGATTTTTGGCAGGGTGCCAATTTCAAACTCAAGGCAAAAAATGTTGCCGGATATAGGAACTATGACTCTAGTGAATTCACCACTCCTGGACCTCTTCTGGATGATGATGATGCAATGGAGGCACTTTGGAAGAAAGAGTATTCTCTTTGTGAGTTTATTGCCCCCGATCAGTTCAAGTCTTATGATGAACTGAAGAAGCGTCTTGATTCTGTTTTGGGTGGCAAACCTTCAAATCGTATTGATTCCGAAGTTTCAGACGAAGATGATTATCGTGGTTCTGTTTCTTCCTTAACAGAAGATTTAAGAGGTGAGTTAAAGAACCTAAAACCAACTCGCTCTGTGGCAGTTGATGATGATGAAGACGAAGACTCTGATGCTCTTAAATATTTTTCAAAACTTGCATCTGATGATTAAAAACCTTAAGGGTTCGAGACTCTCGTATTCTGGGTTTTAATTAACTTATCATTTACATATTGCGATGATCTATCATAGGTCATCGCTTTTTTAATATCATTTATTGCCTGTTGTAGATATGATGGTTTGAGAATATAGATGCTTCTTTTTTTATCATTTTTAATCACCTCATATTCATAATTACTAATACCCGTGACTGGATTTATATTTTCTAAAGGGTTTTCAATGGAAAATGTTTTAGTAGTGGAAGTGGAATTTAAAGTTGGTTGATTAATGAATATTGTTCCTATTCCTATTGATGTTACAATTGTGTTAGGTCTTATAATTTCGGATGGTTCGTATATAGTTTTTTTGACTACAATACCAGTTGTCGTAATACCAGTAATAAATGTGGTATTAATTCCAATATTTCCACTAGTAACCACGGGAGATCGCAGTGAGATATCTGGATTTGGAATGGTAAAGTTAGAGTCCACGACTTTGCCTTTTGGAAGTATTAAACGACCATTAGAGTCTTTGACTTCGGTTGTCTCATAATGATGAATTGCATTTAAATCATTTCCATATAATTCTTCTGAATAACGATAGATGTCCCTATCGGATAACGGCCATTCATTTCTAACATTTATAATATTTGCACCAACCAATACCACCCAATCATATTGAGAACTTCCATATATTTCTTGAGCAACCGTATCTGGTCTTGCACCGTCTTTAATTTGATACTTATTGAATATCGTAAAAACATTCTGTAAATCATCACGAAGTTTAACTCTACGAAATATATTCTTTACCAATAAGTATTCATCAGAACTCTTACGAGTAGATAAGAATGATTGATATTCCAGATTCGGAATTTCCCTAAAATATGACATTTTATTAGTATCCTGTTCCTGTTAGTGTGGGTTTAAATTCATCATCTTTATTAACATAATCTTCATTATATATTGGTGTGAGTTCTTGAAATGCCAGAGACATAACCATATGAACCGGAGTGGCATCGGAGTATGTTGCATATGTTCCTGATCCTGTATAATTAACAGTCATATTAGTTAAGGCACATATTTTAAATTGATTTAAGAATGGATGAGATTTTCCACCACTCATATATTGAAGTTTAAAAACACTTGGAGATTTAATAAACAGACCTGCACCACCACCAACTTCTGCTCCTTTTTTTGCTGCCATTTCGGACTTAAAAAAGCGAATAATATCTTTAATTTGATCTGATTCTTTTTTAGAACGAGGGATCATATTAAAATCGAATGAAAACCCTGCTCTCAATGAAACTCCGGAAAAAAGTAATTCGATATTTGAGTTAAAAACTGCTCCACTTTGTCTAGAAAGATTTTGTTGAAAATCTCCACTTCCGAGTAGTGCCTTTGTTGCCTCTGATGCAAAAAAAGTTTGTGTCGTGTTCTGTCCAAGTGCTGTTTGTGATGCTGCTCCTAATTTCTTAAAAAGTTCTGTTACTGCACTTGCCGTTCCTGCTACTAGTTCCTTTTCTCCAACTATTTTCATCGCTGCTCCCAGTGTCGCAGTCTGTAGTGGACCCATTTCTCCACCACCCCAACTCACCTGATTACTGTCTTGAATATTCTCAGGAATTGGGAGTATTACCGTTCCTCTAATTTTTTTAGGACCATATCCACCACTTTCAACCTGATCATCAGAACTTCCTTGCGCAAATGTATCCAATGATAGATTTAATCCGGGAGGCATATATTCAAATGATTGAATTTTCAAAAAATCATCAGATTTATCAATATTTTTAAGTGGATATCTAAAAGACCCTAATGATTTTGCCATTAATACTTTTTAGTTATTTATTCTAATTCTCATAAAAGGTATTCTTCTCAAATCACCAACTTCATTTTTATCGACAATATGAAGAGGTCCGACTACTTCTTGAAATGTATATTGACGATTTTCTCCCCAATGAAAGTTAATACCACTAAATCCCCAAGAATAAACATTCATAACTGCCACCAAAGGATTTGCATCATATCTTATATTAGGAGTCTTTGGTTTATACACGAAAGTATAAAAATTACCAGCCTCTGGGGAACTGGTGGTTTCTTTTAGGGCATCAAGTATTTCTAACATTAAGTCATCCGGATCTTCAGTTCCTATTAAGTCTTTGAGTATTGGTTTAATACGATTTGTTTTTTGTACCTCAAGTTTTTCTTTCTGACTTTCTAAAAAAGGTTTTATTTTTCCTTTTGGGATTTTACTTACTTTTTTTACCATTATTTTTTTCCAATTCCTAATTCATTTTCTGTCAACACTTTGAAGGTCCATCCTCTATCTTTACAATATTCTGTTGCCGCTTCCCATTTTGATTGATTTTTGGCATACTCATATGCTTCATAGATATACCCTTTAGTCTGTCTTTGTGGTTTCTTTGGTGGCATTGTTTGTTTATGAGGTTTGATTTCAATTAAATATTTTTTAATACTTCCATCTGGTTCTTTGACTTTTATATAAAAATCAGGAAAATATCTGTGAATTTTTCCGTCCACTGGAGAACGATATGGAATTGCAATTTCTTCACTAGCATATTCAATTATATTTTCATTTGTATCACAATAAATTAGAAATTTTCTTTCCCATAAAGATCTATAGATGATATTAGTTACATCACCTCTATATTTTTGTGTATTTTTTGGTTGATATTTTCCTTTATATGACATCTAAATACTTATACTATTAATTCCTTAAGGTATTTAGAGTGCCGATTAAACGCAAGATTTCAGAATTTAAACCACTTTTTACAAATCTTGCACAAAC